GGTCCACCCCCCAAGCCGCTGGGTGGGATGACGGCAGCTTGTTCGCCCTCGCTCGCCGGGCATCCCTCGAAGACGACCTGATAGCCGTGGCCATCTTCGATGAATTCAGCTTGGCCGACTACCTCGACATCGAGGATTCGGACGCTTCCCAGCGGCTCAACGACATCCTAAAGTGTCTGAAGGCCTTGGCTGGCGGCCGGGTGGTGATCCTCAAGGAGATGGACGCACTCGATATCCAGTTCGGCCTGACCGCCAAGGGGCGCGAGCAACTACGCTGGGTTATCAAGGGTGCAGACGGTGCGCCAGACGCCGAAGCGGACGGCGTAAGCGAGCCGACTCCGAAGTGGTCGAAGCTCCGGGCCGTCGACTCGGCGTAGATGCCGTTCCGTTCGACCTCCGACATCCAATTCCCCACTCTGGGCTATCTCGTCGGAGCTCACATTGAGAAGTACCTGGGCATAGACCTGATGATCGAACAGGCCGAGCGCCTGTTGCACCTCTACCGACTGGACCTCTACGGGCGTAGGACCGTTCGCCGCGCCGCCCTCCGGCGCCCCAAGGGTTCCGGCAAGTCGCCGGAGGGCGCCTATCTCGGGTTCGCCGAGCTGACGGGCCCGGTCGTGTTTGACGGGTGGGATTCAAAAGGCCAACCTAAAGGCAAGCGCCACCCCGGCCCTTGGGTGCAGTTCGCAGCGGTTTCCGAGGACCAGACGGTGAACGTGGCCGTCTGGCTCTACGACATCCTGGCGGAGCGTAAGGATTCTGTCTTAGCCCTCGGCATCGACCTCGGGCGCACTCGTATTTACCTGAAGGACCGACCGGGGCGGATTGAGATGGTCACCGCCTCGGCGGGATCGCGCGAAGGCCAACCCATCACGTTCGGTGTACTAGACCAGACCGAATCGTGGAGTCGGACCAACGGTGGCGCGCGACTCGCCGCCACCATGCGGCGCAACGCCGCCAAAACCGGCGGGTGGACCTACGAGCTACAGAACGCCCCCGCCCCTGCCGACGGGTCTGTCGCCTGGCAGACCCAGAAGGATTGGGAAGCGGGCCGCCTCGCCGGACTCTACTTCGACACCCGAGAGCCCCAACGCATCCCCGAGTTGACTGATCGGCCGGCGCTGATCGCCGCTATCGAGGAGGTCTACGGGGAGTCGGCATCGCCGGAACGGGCCTACGTGAACCCCCAGCGGCTGGCCGACGAGTGCACGGACCCCTCGACGCTGCCAGCGGACGCCTACCGCTTCTACCTGAATATTCCATGGGACTCGGCTGATGCGTGGGCCACCGAACGGGACTGGGACGCTCTAGGTACCACCGTCGAGCCGGTCCCGCTCGAGGAGGTCACCGCCGGATTCGTCGGGCGGGCTTACCAAGGTGTCGCCCTGATCGCCTGTCGCATCCAGACCGGCGAATTGTGGACGCTGGGTACCTGGGAGAGCGCCGGGACCGAGATGGTCAGCCGCAGCGAAGTCCAAGCAGCCGTCGAGGCGCTCATGGACGGCTACCTGGTGCGTCGTCTCTACGTCAACCCGCAGGAATGGGCATCAGAGTACGACGCCTGGCACTTGACATGGGGCGACGTGGTCGTAGCCCGCCCGGTTCAACAGACAGCCAAGATGGCCTACGCCGTCGACCGTTTCCGCACCGCTGTAGGAGCGGGTGAAGTCCACCACGACGGTAACGAAGTCCTACGGCGCCATGTGCTGGGAGCCCAGACCAAGCAGGTTGCCGCTGGGACGCTGATCGTGCCCCGCACCGAAACATCAGCCGATCAGATCACCGCTGCCAAAGCCGCCGTACTGGCCTGGGAAGCCCGAGCCGACGTCCTGGCCGAAGCGGCTGAAGTACCGCAACTAGAGCCCGCCTTCTACTCCTTCGCCGATCTGACCAGTTGAGGTGAGCCTGTGCTGTCAAGTCTCGCTGAGTTGGTCGGCTGTGCCCTAGTCGTCGCCGGAGTCGCCCTAGTTGCGGTGTGGTTGGCCCTCGTGGTCGCCGGAGTCGCCCTAGTTGCTATCGGCTACGGGTTGGGCCGACAGCCTAGTAGTCACGAGTGAGCATCCTGGCTCGGATCATCGAGCGACGGGACCTCACATCGTCGCAGTTCCGTGACCCCAACCGCCTCCCCCTCAACTCAGACGGCTACGCCTCCACAGCTGGCGCATACGTCGATACCACCACCGCTACTCGTCTGTCAGCCGTCTTCGCAGCGGTGCGCCTTGTATCCCAGACCGTCGCCGCCCTGCCTGTCGGCGTCTACCGCAAGGCTGGTGCCGCGCGGCTCGAACTACCTCTGCCTATGTGGATGTTGCAGCCGAACCCAGACTTCAACTGGTTCGAGTTCATCGAGCAGATCATGTGTTCGTTGCTGCTGTGGGGCAACGCCTACGTCGTCATGATCCCCGACGCCAATGCCAACGTCGGCGAGTTGTGGGTGATAAGTCCCGATCGGGTGCGGATCGTCACCGAGAACGGGCGCCGTATCTACAAGGTGAGTCTGGCGACTGGTACTGAGGATTACGGAGCGGACCAGATCATGCACATCCGGGGCACGTCTCGACCGGGGTGCCTCTATGGCATGTCACCGATTGACGAGGCCCGTCAGTCCTTGGGGTTAGCATTGGCTGCGGAGGGCTACGGAGCCAGGTTTTTCAACTCGTCGGCGACTCCGCCGGGTGTCATTGAGATCCCGAACGACCCGGGCCGCGACGCCCTGCGCGGCATGGCACTGGGCTGGAAGGCGGCCCATCAAGGCCCCGCCAACGCCCACGAGCCGGGGTTTCTCGTGTCGGGTGCGACGTGGAAGTCCATCAGCGTCCCGAACGACTCAGCCCAGTTCATCGAAACCCGCAAACTTCAGATCAGCGAAATCGCGCGCTGGTTCGGTGTCCCTGCTCACAAGATCGGCGACCTTGAGCACGCCACCTTCGCCAACATCGAGCACCAGGCGATTGAGTTCGTCACTGACGGGATCATGCCCTGGGTTGTGCGGCTCGAAGCCCGACTCGACCCTCTGCTTCGCAGAGGACTACTCCCCGACCGCCGCACGGACGCTTTCGTCAAGTTCAACCTCGAAGGACTGCTCCGAGGTGACAGCGCCGCCCGAGCCGCCTTCTACAACACCATGCGCAACATCGGCGCCTACAACGCGGATGAGATCCGAGCCCTCGAAGACAAAGCCCCCATCCCCGGTGGGGCCGGAGCCATTTACTGGCAGCCGGCGAACATGGCGGCCGCCGGCTCGGTCCCCACAAACCCGTCGTCTTTGAGCAATGGCACCGGCTCCATGCCCGCATCCCTTACCTCGAACTGAGGAGAACACATGCCGACGATCACTCCAAAAAACATGGAGCGGCGAGTCCTCGATACACAGTTCGAGGTGCGCAGCGCTCCCAATGGTCACAAGATCATCGAGGGCTACGCCGCCAAGTTCGACACCTACTCAGAGAACCTTGGCGGCTTCGTCGAGGTGATCCGGGCCGGCGCCTTCAAGCGAGCATTGGCCGACGACCGTATCAAGGGCAAGTACGAGCACGAACTCACCCTGGCCCGGTCGGGTGCGGGGACACTTCGGGTCTCAGAGGACGCTACCGGGCTGCCGTACGAGATCGACATCAACCCACGCGACACCGAGGCCATGAACGTCCTTGCCCGGGTCGAGCGTGGCGACGTGGCCCATTCCTCGTTCGCCTTCTCTCTTCCCAAGAACGGCGACACCTGGACCGAAACCGAGCAGGGATTCCCCTTGCGGGAGATCAACTCGGTCGCCCGCCTCTTCGACGTGTCTGTTGTCTCCGACCCGGCATACGAGGACACCCAAGCCAGCGCCCGCGCTCTGCGGTCGTTCGCTGCCGCCTATGGCGTGGAGGTTCCCGAGGCCGCCGACGATCTATTGACCATGATCCGGGCGGCTCAACCGCCTCCCGCTGACGAACCGCCCGAACCTGAGTCGCGGGAGACACCCGTCACCAGGCTTCGCCTCGAAAAGGAGCGATTGCTGGCCCGACAACGGGCCCGGCACCGCCTCTCTGCCTAAACCGGCCGCGGTAGCCAACCGTCGCCCCTCGCACTAACCGCCGCTTCTAGCGGCTCCCCAAATCCATAGACGCCTCTGGCGTCGACTTCGCCGCGTCTAAAGCGCTGGCAGAAAGCAAGGCCACCATGCCTACGGCAACCGTAGATAACGCGTTCCTGCGCGCCATCCAGGAGAAGCGAGACAACCTCGAAGCCGTCCTGGCCGACATGTTCGACAAGGCCGCCGTCGAAGAGCGTGACCTCGGCGAAGAGGAGATTGCTCTCCTCGAATCCCACAAGGCCGAGATCGCATCGTGCGACAAGCGCGAATCCGAGCTGGTCGACATGGCCGAGCAGCGCCACCAGGCGGACGAGCGTCGTGCTCGCTTCGCCGCTGTCACCGAGCCCAACGTCGAGTTGATCCACGTGCGCTCCGAGCCCATGACCTACTCCCGTGGTGCCGGCGCCAGCTACTTCTCCGACCTGGTGAAGAACGCCCGCGGCGGTGAGCCGCTGGTCGCCGAGCGCCTACAGCGACACTCTAAGGAGATCCGGGCCGAGGCCGAGAAGCGCGTTCGTGAAGGCCGAGAGGAGTTCCGTGACCTGACCCGGGTCGACGGTGCTGGTGGGCAGTTCGTGCCGCCCATCTACCTGGTGGACCAGTACGTGGCATTGGCTCGGGCCGCTCGCGCGACCGCTGACCTGCTCAACGTCCGCCCACTGCCCCCGGGCACCGACAGCATCAACATCCCTGCAGTGTCGACCGGCACGGCCACGGCGATTCAGACCGCCGATAACTCTGCCGTCCAGGAAACCGACCTCACTGACGCCAACCTGGCTGCCCCGGTTCGCACCATCGCCGGCCAGCAAGACGTGGCCGTGCAGTTGCTGGAGCAGTCCCCGGTGGCTTTCGACGAGGTCGTGTTCAGCGACCTGGTGGCGGACTACAACACCAAGCTCGACGTGCAGGTATTGTCGGGCTCCGGTGCCTCCGGCCAGGTGACCGGTATCCGCACGGTGTCGGGCATCAACGCCATCACCTACACCGACGCCACCCCGACCGTGCCCGAGGTGTATCCGAAGATCGCAGATGCGATCCAGCAGATTCACACTGGCCGGTTCCTGCCCCCGACCCACATCGTCATGCACCCTCGAAGGTGGGCATGGTTCACCGCCGCCCTCGACAGCCAGAACCGTCCGCTCGTGGTGCCGTCGGCCAACAACCCGATGAACGCCATCAGCGTCATCGGCTCGGTCATGTCCGAGGGCATGGTCGGCACCCTCCAAGGGCTGCCAGTGATCGTCGACCCGTCGATCCCCATCACGTTGGGCGCGGGCACGAACGAGGACGTGATTCTGGTCATCCGGGCCAGCGACATGTGGCTGTGGGAGTCGAGCATGCGTACCCGGGTGCTACCCGACGTGGGGTCGGGCACGCTCACCACTCGCCTGCAGGTTTACGGCTACGTGGCGGCGCAGTTCGCTCGGTACCCGAAGGCGACCAGTACGGTCGGCGGGACAGGGTTGGTTTCCCCAACTTTTTAGCCCTACCTTTTAGGGTAGAGTGGAGGGTATGGGTAGACCCTCCAAGAACCAACCGTCAGCCGAGTGGGTCAACGCCTCGTTGCAGTGCAATTCATGCAGCGAGGCGTTGCCCGCCTCGGCGTTCTACTGGAAGGCAGATGGCAGTCCGCAGGCGCACATCTGCCGCACATGCTGGAAGCAGTACCACGCCAAGCGAGGCGGCTATCAGCATCACCGAGAGATCGTGTGCGACTGGTGCGGCCAGAAGAAGTACACCGAGAAGCAAGGAACCCAGTTCTGTTCAAGGGCCTGCAAGAACAAGGCCAGAGCCAAGGCTCTACAGGAAAGCATCAACGCCGCCAAGCCCGCTCGCACCTGTCCCACTTGCGGCGACGACCTCACGCCCCAGCATCGGGCCGACGCCGTGCTCTGCTCCGTGGACTGCAGCGAGAAGGCACACAACGTCACCCGCAAGATCAGGAGACGAATCGGGGAAACCGGCCCCCGTCCCCGCAAGCAGCCGCTCGTCTCGTTGGCCTACATCGCCAAGCGGGACAAGTACCGCTGCGGAGTCTGCGGCGGCAAGGTCGACATGACTCGGCGCCACCCCGACCCTCTCGCCGCATCAATCGACCACATCGTGCCGCTGGCCGTAGGTGGCACAAATGACGTGGCCAACCTTCAACTGAGCCACTTCCGATGCAACTGGCGGAAGCGGCAGACCAACGGCGAACACCTGAGGGAGCCGCAACCATGACCAACCCGCCTCAAATCGCAGCCCTACTCCGAGAGCGTGACGGCTATCGCCAGCGCGGCCTAACCGATCGCGTGGCCGAGGTCGCCCGCTCACTCACCGCCGCCGGCTACGTCGAAGCCGAGCCCGTTCCAGTCCCCATCGCCGAACGAATCCAACCAGAAACCGCCTCAATCGAGGCACCAGAGACGGCCAAGATCCCCACGGGGCGGCCGAGAAGGAGTGAAGCAGATGTCCAAGACCGATGAAGCAGTAGCCAACCCTCCCGCCGGCGGGGATCAGTCCCAGGCGTCCACCAACGACGACAACCAGAACGACGTGCTATCCAGCGCTCCGTTCGTGGTCACCATCGCCGACGGCGACAGCGTTGGCGTGGTCGGTCGTTTCGCCGACAAGGCGGCAGCCGACAACGCTGCCAAGGCTTACAAGGTCGACCGGCCGCAGAAGCGCATCGAGGTGAAGGTCGTGAAGGAGAACGACATCACCAACGGCCTGCCGGCACTGGTGGCTGAGGTCGAGGGCGCCAAGTTCGCCGAGGACGAGGCCACCACCGAGCCCCCCAGAGCGTCGACCACAACCAAGTAGCGAGTCGCCATGCCCGGTGACGGACTAGCTAGCTGGGCATGGAACGGGTTGGCGCTTTTGGCAATGCGGGAGGTGAGCAGTTATCGCAGTCACATCCCGCATTGCCACACTTCAACTCACAACGACACCCAACACCGGCGACCGCACATGGATCGCCTCAGCCGTGGTACAAGACACCGCGGCCGGATCGTCTGTATCTATCGCCGTGGTGCAGAACAAGACGGGCGCCGCACCCCCAGCGCTACCCGACACCCTCACCCTGTCGCTGCTCATCGACGACACACAGACAGCGATAACCACCTTTGCCGTTACGCCCAACGACACCAACGGCAACTCCCAGTCGTTTAGTTTCTTCTTTACGTCGACAGGACTGACCGGCGGGGCGGCGCGAGCCGGCACGGTCAAGATCAAGCTCACCGCCGTAAACACCAGCGGTGTGTCGGCTCAGAACTACGCCGTCAACACCGACAACTCCCCCGGCGACACCTTCGGCACTGGTAACACCAACACCGTCGGCACCCGCGATAAAGGCTGGATACGGGGCACGACCACCTCGACCTCGACTCTGTCCAACGTCGCCTTGGGCGGGGCCAAGAACTCTCCGGCGCAGTACCCCGAGTCTTTGTTCGTCCGTAGCACCCTGGGCGCCGCCCTCTACACGGCCAGAGCATTGACGGTTGCAATGTCGGGTACAACTCCGGCACTGTCGGGTGCCACCAACAGTGCCACCAGCGGCAACTACGACGTGAGCTTCGCCAGCGTCGTGGACAACCGCTACGCCGCAGCATCGACCACCACCACCACCAGCCTGTCCGTTCCCAATGCCACCTTGACGGGTATAGCCGACTTCACGCTCACTGCCACCAACGACTCGATGACCGTCGATCCCCGGCTGA